GTGAGGGTGAGGTGGGCTGGACGCCCTCCGAACTACAGGACTTGAAAAGTCCTGGGTGAGAAGGAGCTTGTTAGCACGGCGTATCTATGCTCTGCATAGGTACACTATACTGGGCGAAGCCCCTAACTCTAACCATCTCAGAACACGGGATATGTTCCAAGACGGCGTCGGACCAGTCGCGATATGCGACTCCGTTCAGCAGATCCCGTGCAGGGGCTATCTGGGTTAACCCAGTAGCGTACTGTGTCTGGAACCTGTGATTCAGCCGTTCATAATGCATGTCAATGTTGACACCGGCGGCATACTGCCACTCCGGCGTAAAACATTTAGTGCGTTTATAAACAACATCATCACTGCGATAGACGATTCCTCGGCTATCGAGCATTTTATACGACGCGAGGAGTAAAACCGCGTTACGATTTACCCCGACGGCCAGTTTTGAAAACTTAACTCTGGGGGCATAGCTGTAATAATAGCTACTTCCAGAGCCAGGGACTTTCAAACCAGCATCGTCACCGAGATCAGGCGGTATACAGTCGTATATCCATCTTTCAGGCAATATGTAGGCAACTACCCGTTTGAGACTGATCCCATGCTTAGCAGACCATCTTAGTAGGCGATTAACAGCAGAATATCGCTCTTGAATCGTTTTACACCTTTTTACATAAACGGCGCGAACATCGTAGCCATGGTAAAAATCACCACCGCAAGACTCGCGAAAAGGACCGCTGGCAAAACTCTTCGATCCGTTGACTGTGAAGCCAAAAGAATCGAGAATATCGCAAAGACGACCATATATACTAGTGGGACAGATAATGTCATCACCAAAGACTCCATATTGATGGCTAGAGAAATCAGGCTTTTCAAGCACACCGAGTAGTCCGCCCTCGACGAGGGCGAGCCGCAAAGCGAGCGTGAAAATATATGTTTCGAGAGGGAATGTAAAACCGTTCCCCATCGAGGAAAACATATACATCGGTATAGTCTTTCTTTTGTATTCCGTTTTGGGACTACGACAATCAAACATCGCCCCTAGGAGCGTTGTACCGACAAACAAATTACATACCAATTTTAAGGATATGCGGTCCGATGCGGCTTTGAGGTCGATAGTGGCCAAATGCCCAGCTATGCTGCCATCACGAGCCATACGACGGTTTCTCTCCTGCTGCACAGCAGGGTCGTAACCATAGAGCTTAAGGACGCCGTTGATACGGTCGCCAATAAGTAACTGGCCTTTCATGTTGATGGCAGGCTCTACACAGATTGTTCTATCCGTGGAAGAGTTTTTGGGAACGGTTGACAGTGTGCTATAAGCAAGTCGAGCATGACCCTTACCAGATGCGTTCCGCAAAGAGCGGATGCCGCTGAGGTTGGGCTGCTGTGCTTCGGCCTTAAGGAAAGAGACCAAAAGCGGGACATTGCTAACCACGTCCTGGTTCTCAGCCAGTTTCTCGTAGGCGGAATTATGCCCACTAGACCCAACTGAAGCACCAGGTCCCACGCGGAGAAAATCGTCCGAAAAAATAGACTCCCAATTATCTGGGAAATCGTAAAAATCCGAACGAATCCAACTGCGCAACATCACCTTCTGCTCACGAGTGAGCTTGAGGTCAACGTTTTTGCACAGCTGGTTACTCGCTAGAAAGTCTCGAACTGCGACCCCCTCTAGTTCATCAGAGGACTCAGGTTCGAGTTTCTTTACTATGCACTGTGCGAGAGCACGAGCCGCGAAGAGCTTAGGGCCTTTCTCGATTTTCTGATCAAGGAAGTCCTCGGCTAATAGTTTTCGGCAAAGAACGGGGTCAAAAGTGAAAGTACTATTTGACATTTATTTACTCCAGAAGAGATTAATAACGTAGCAGTAAGCTACAGGATGTTGTTGGTGATCGTGTCGCGTAAACCTTGCAACTGAGCGGCGAAAGCGCCGGCGGCAGCAGAAAATAAAGCGTCAAGATTAGCCTTGTCCAACGTTTCAGCACCTGCTGGTATATTCACACGAGTCTCTACCATAGCGACTCGAGCGGGTTGACCGGCAATTGCAGTAACGCCTTTGCGTACGCGACAGTAATACGTATTAACAGGTACTTGATATTGAGTACCAATCAACGTAGGCACACGGGCCGCTTTTGGGCGACTGAACGTGAGTGTGAAAGGCGACGACGTAC